TTGAAAGATAAAGACAAATGGAACAGTGTCGAAACTTATCCCTTAATTCGTTCAAGTGAAAAACAGTTTTCAAAATACACTCAACCTAGTTTTCTTGAAGTTCCTCCCGTGTATATGCAGCAAGGTATAGGAAACTCTAGTTGGTATAACTCAAGTTCCTATGATTTAGATAATACTTGGTATGGTTGGTATAACTCAAGTTACAGAACCGTGAACTCTTTTTATCAAACAAATCCAGATGATTTCTTTAGGACAAAGTTTGCAAGACAGATGGATCTACCTGGCGATAAGTTCAGAGTTGTTCATGATAATATCAAGATGCCTATCATAGATTCTCTCAAGGAATATTATGATGCTGCAATACAGCGTTTGTATTACGAACATAATTTTGTAATCGACAGTGGATTAAACTCACTAGAAACGGGAGAGGGTACATTAGGTAGAGGCATAGGACAAGGGTTCTGTGAATATTGTAGTAGTAGGGATGAAATGCTCGACCTATATGGATCGCAAACTAGTAGTGCAGAAAGGAATGCGATTGAAAACTGGGTAAGTGAAAATTCTGAAACTGACAATCCACAAGTTCTGGTAGATCGTATTATACTGGGTGAAGCAAGACCAGATAGTCTAGTTCCAGTTTTAGAGGGATTGAATCCAGAGTTTTATGCTAAGTTCGGCACATACATTCCTTGTACAAAATTTGGTACAGATTTTCGATATACTTTATTCAGTAGTGGTTATGATGATCGGGCCGATATTTTTCCACCAGAAATAGAAGTTGATAACGTACCGAGACTCTCTCCAGAATATATTGGTCAATCATATCCACGTTGTGAAAATCAAGAACCCTTGCTTCCTTACAATGGCGATCCAGTAGATTGTGAAACACTAAAACAAAAATGGAACAACATACCATCTGAATGTGGCTTGATTACTCAGTACCTTGGAAAAGAATATTGTTCTCCTGCGATTAGAGGTAAGTTTGGAGATCCAATCAACTTCTATAATAATATGTTTTGGAATAGTTATTGGCTGAATCCACGTTTTGGTATTCCAAACACAAGAACCTTAACTAGATTCTTTGGTGACTATTGGGGATATAGTAGACGATTTGGTGGATATGGTAAACAGTTCTTTGAGACTAATATGTTTATCAAAGATTTCAGGACAACTGAAGTTCGTCCCAGTAATAGTGAAGTTATTCCACTCAATTATAGTTCGTATGCCTATAACACTTTTTGGTTCTATAACTATGATTATTATGATGGTGGAATAAGTGACCTATACAGTAATACCGAACTTGTTCCTTCCCATTATATTTTTGCACCAAATTCAAGTCTTGAAGTTACCGAAGTGGTTAATATTCCTAGTAGTTTTGTAAACGCAAAAGGTGAGACAATCCAAGTAGAAGTTGGGCCTGGATCAACTAGAACCTTCGAGAGAAGTATAGATGTTTCATATCAAAATAATCCCGAGTATTCGATGCTTAAGACTTGTGCTATTCCTAGATTATGTGGACATGTGGATGTTGCGGAAGAAACTCTTGATATTCCATATGTGAGTAAAGTCAAACTAGAAAAACCTGAGATCGGAGCAGGGGCGTTTATTGGTTTTGATTTAGTGGATATACAAGTAGATACTGTCTCTGTTACCTGGCCTGCCTTATATGGTAGAGGTAATCCATATGCATACTCTGCCATAAGTACACTCCCACCCACACTAAGTGAAGATGGTGTAACAGAGTTTCTTCGTCAGTTCTCTGCTGGTTTGGTTGCTCAGTTTGGTGATGATGATTACTTCAACTCATATTATTGGGGTTATTGGTATAATCGAGGTGAGTTTAATCAACCCGTCGCGGCCACTAGTGAACAACTTTACAACAGTTATACTCAAGGTAACTACTATCCTAACGATAAACTAGGGTTGACAGACGGTAGTAATCCAATATGGAACGCCAAAGATTGGCAAAATTTCCTAGACTGCAATGGTACTTGTGTTGGACTAGACAATGCTGTAACTGACACAAGTAGGTCTGTTGAGTATGCTAAGTATTGTTCATACGCTTGGAATAGATATTGGTCAACACCTAAAGAACAACCGTTATATAGAAGGGCTCAAGTTGCTCTGATTCAATCTCAAGAAATTGAAATAGTAGTTCCAAACGACATGGATATGTCAATCGGAAAACTTGTTCGTGTTGATACTGGTAGATCTCCAGATACGATTGATGATAATCTACTAGGAAACGTTGATAAATCAGATCCACTTGCAGGTAAATATTTAGTTACAGGTATTCGCAGAGTGTTCGATAGAGATAACTCTAGTATGATGAGAGTAAGATTAAATAGAGATAGTTTACCCTACGATCCATCAGAATAAAGGCATACATAAGATATGGCTAAAACAGATAAGTTTAGATATTCCGATCTCGATTTTAACTTCGGTCAATCCACGACTAAAGATGTTGCTCGTAAGTTCGATAACAATGCGATCAAGCAGTCGTTAAGGAATGTGGTCCTTACTAACTTCTATGAAAGACCTTTTCGTCCATCGCTTGGTGCCAATCTTGTTGCTAAACTTTTCGATCAACCATCGCCTGGTATTGTTTCCGAAGTTCAATCTGATGTAAGAAGAGCAATCGTGACATTTGAACCCCGAGTTAACTTGATAAATGTTTTGGCTGAATATAATGATATAAATCAAGAACTAAAGGTACAAGTAGAATATAGTTTTTTAGATGAAGATGATGTACTAGACATAACCATAGAAAGAGTAAGATAATGCCCGATTCATATATCAATCTTAGTAAAACAGATTTTAATCAAGTGAGAACCTCTCTTACTGATTTTATTAAAACTAAAGATGAGTTTAGTGATTATGATTTCAATGGATCTGCTCTATCTACTTTAATAGATCTGTTGGCATATAATACAACTTTCTTTTCTACCTATACAAACTTTCTAGCCAATGAAAGTTTTATAGATTCAGCACAAAAGAGAGACTCTCTGGTATCATTAGCAAGACTTGTTGGTTACACACCAAGATCCAGAATCGCTTCTAGAGCCGAACTAAATGTAACAATGAGTAGTGGTAGTGGAATCGAAGCAGGCCGAGTATTTTCTGGTGGAGATACTGGATATGATTTCATAACGATAGAAGATCAACGTTTCGGATCATCCACGGGTAATATAATTGTATATCAAAATCTCTCTGAAAACAGATCAGTATCCACAACTTACTTTAATGGGAGTGTCACAGTACCTGAGACTGCCGATATATCTTCCCTAAAAGTAACAGTTGGTGGTAGAGAATTTACGAAGGCAGATAGAATCTCAGTTCTATCTGCCTCTTCTGAAGTTTTCTTTGTTGATCCTATTTACTCTGGAGCATATGAAGTTTCCTTTGGTGATGGCACCTATGGAGTGAAAGTTCCAGAAGACTCTAACGTCGTGGTGTCATACTTAACTCCCAACGGAGTTGATAATGCAAATGGTGAAAGAAGTTTCACACCACTGAATGGAGATGGACAACCTAGCATTACAGTCAATGAAGTAGTAAGTCCTTCATACGGAGGTGCAGAAAGAGAAGACAGTGAAAGCATTAGAAGAAATGCTCCATCATACTTCCAAGCACAAAACAGAGCAGTTACAGCAGAGGACGCTGAGATTGTGTTCAAGGTAGAAAACCCCGAAGTCTTTGATGCCACTGCATGGGGTGGTGAGGATAATAATCCTCCTCAATATGGTCGTTTGTATCTTGCATGTGTAAAAGATGCTGCTGGTCTCACATTTACACAAAGTGAACTTTCAGTGTTTGCTGCTAAACTACAAGAGAAAACTGTTGTTGGCATTCTTCCTGAGTTTGTGCAACCAACTTGTTATGACTTAGATATTCTTAGTGGAGAGATTATATACGATAGAGTAGTAAATATAGATGGATCTGGTTTGAACACTATAGTTCAAACGAAGATTTCTGACTTTGATCCTGCATGTGGATTTAGAGAAGTCTTTCCATATTCAACTGTTGTTTCACAACTTGTAGAAGAAAATAAAGCAATAAGATCTGTAGAGTTTAATGTACAAATGTCATCAACCTTTAAGGCTGAAGATTATCCTAACGATGATGCTTTAAATAGAAATCTATATATCTCCTTCGTTAATAATATTGTAAAAAATAGCATCGAAGGTAAGTTTCAGTTAATCAACGACTCCGTTAGATTTGGTGATGCTGATGAAAATATAGGATATATTGATGATGACGGAAACGGATTTTTAAGATTTTACATACTAGAAAATAATGTAAGAAAATATATCAACTATAGAATCGGAACTGTAAATTATCTAAAGGGTGACATTAGTATATTCGGTCTAACAGATTGGGATGCTGGGATTAGAGATTCTGATCTTATAATCAGAGCAAATCCTAAAAGTAATTCAGTTAAATCAAGCAAACAAGCAACCTTTAGAATAGGTAAAGTAGATAATCTGGATGTCAATGTATGATTACAACTACAAACCAACAGGCTAGTGTTTTTGAAGAAAACAAAGCACAGGTGGCATTTGACCGTCAGACAGAAAGAACTTCTTCTGCCCCTGATGTTATTACTCCAAGGTTTCCTTTCTATGTTCGTGATAGACTTCCTGTTCATATTCTAGAAAACCATGAACTGTATGTTAAGTTCATTGAATCCTACTTTGAATGGCTAGGTATTAGCAACAACATCAATCAGATTCCTTATCTGATGGATCTTAAAAATATACCGAGTAATCTTTTGATTCATCATAAAGAACTATTCGCTAGTCTCTTTCCAGAAACCTCAGTTAGAAATACATCAGAAGAAGAAGACAACGGACAAATCATTTATAACTGGCGTGATCCTGATAACTCACTAGTGGATATTAGACGTTTTTTATCTTTCATTCGTCAGTTCTACTTAACCAAAGGAACCGAAGAGTCAACTAGATTTCTGCTCTCATCTTTGTTTGGTATTAATGCAGGATCTATTGATTTCGATTATCCTAAAGTTCAACTCTGTATATTATCTGACTCTATCTGGGTTCCAAACCTTGACGGGGATACTGATACATTAGGCAATCTATACAATGGATACTGGGCAGATAGTCGAACAACACTAAGTGGTGGTGTTAGACTTCAAGATGAATACTTTCAACAGTTCTCATATTCAGTCACAGCCATAACGCCTTTAGAAAACATTGCAGATGGTAATATAGATGAAGACTATGAGTTTACAACAAAACCAATAAAAGATATAACTCACCCCGCAGGGTTTAAACTTTTCAACAATGTTGGACCTGATTCTTATCGTCCTGCTCCGCCAGGACCGATTGATACTGGTTATTCAGAATCACCTTTGATTGGACATTACTTAGCGTATAGATTTGATACTACTCTAAACGGAAGAGAGCCTTTCCCTGCTTTGTGTAATTTAGTTGATTTGTTCCCTTGTGGTTTCAATCCATATACAACCAATCCATTAAACGGCTCAGTAAACTGCTTTACCCCTGCACACAATCCAAATGGGTTTCCGATTGGTTATACTTATGGTGCGGCCGCTGAAGCGGCGGGTTACACTTACACAGCAGATACATACAATACAGCAGAAGATAGAGGATATACGTTTTGGGTAGTATATAATCACCCTGCTTCTTGGGTTGAGGGTATTCCGTTAGGTTCTCAGTTTGGTGATATGAGGTTAGGTAATTTAGTTGATCTCACACCAGATGCTGCTAAGGGATATAATGTTTCACCCAATGATCCAGTCGAGGACGTTAGCACTTGTACGTTAGCATAAGAGGAATATAAATGGCATCAGTTAATAATACAAACATATCCAACAGAACTATTGAAAATACAAGTTCTATAAAGTTTCGTAACTTGATTGCGAAGAATGCTATAGATAATCTATTACAGCAAAATCAAGTGTTTTTCTTTGCTGCACATGCGGGTATCACAGGAATATCTGGAGCCTCTGCTGAATCTTCATTTCAAGATGAGATCACATATGAAAACATTACTATTCTAGAAAGAGTTACTCCTAACGATGTGGCTATGTGTGTTCCTCGCATTGACTGGACAAGTGGAACAGTATATGATCCGTTTAACCCATACAAAAACAACTATGAGTACACAGTAGACTTCGATGGTGTAATTACTTATCTAAATAAACCTTATGTATTGAACTCTGAGTTCGACGTATATGTTTGTATCAAGAACAGTCCGACTGGTTTAGATAGAGATAAAGTAGGATCAACAGTAGAACCAAAAGGACGAGGGACTGAATCATTCGTAACAGCAGATGGGTATACTTGGAAATACCTATACTCGATCGTAGATCAACTATTTAAATTCCTGACAACTACTTGGCTTCCGGTTCCTACTCCAACGACCGAACCAACTACGGGAATCAACAGTGCCAAATACAGACAATACCAAGTTCAACTTGCTAGTGACCAAACTAAAGGACAGATCAATGATGTCGATATTAATATCGGCAACAGTAACGTTTACTTCGATTCAGAACCAACCGCAACTGTGATTGGACAGGGTACTGGTGCTAAGATAAACATTGGAACTGCATTTGATCCAGTAAAGGGCTATAAGTTAACTGGGTATAGTATTCCAGCAGGCGGAAATGGCTATATTGGTGGTGCTGTGAAACTAGACATTTCTCCAAACAGTAACTCAGATATCACGAGTAAATCTGATCTAGAATCTCTAATCACACCACAGGCATCTTTTGGTGGAGCAGACCTAGATATTGGCAGTGATGCGACCATTGCATTACAAGCAAGAACTCTAATGTTTGTTGGTACTATGAGCCAGTCTGACGACACAATCGGATCATTTCCTGATGGAACTGTGATGGGGTCATTTGGTTTGATTGCCAATCCAGTCTA